ATTGACTTATTGGCGTACAATAGTTACTACACCTCATTCAATGCAAACATGGCAATGAATGAGGCATTTTTGCCTTCGGCAACAGTAAGAGATAATGTAGTCAATATTGCCAAACTATTAAATTATACTCCTAGATCTATTACAGCATCTAAGGGTTGTGTAAATCTCACCGTAACGACTGAGCAGGTAGATGGATTTTACCCTTCTTCTCTAACCTTAAAGAAGGGATCTGTAGCAGCTGGTGGTGCTTATATTTGGAATGTGTTAGATGATATTACTATCAGTGTAGATCAAACCACTGGTATTGGAGAATTTAATAATGTAACTATTCGTGAAGGAGCTTTAGTTACATTTTCGTATGTTGTTAATACGTTTGCAAAGCAAACTTACAAAGTTCCTTCCGAAGATGCTGATATTTCGACATTGGTTGTAAAAGTAAGACCTAATGAGTCTTCTACTCAATTTGACCTCTATAGTCGTGCAGAAACAGTTGCTACAGTAACACCTACAACTCGTTCATATTTCTTGTCTGAGACGGAGGATATGAGGTATGAGATTCGATTTGGTGACGATAGCGTTGGTCGAGCAGTAAAAGATGGAGAGGTTATTGATCTTGAATATTTGGTTACATCTGGAACAGATGGTAATCAGGTAAGTAAGTTTAGTTTTATTGGTAAGATTACTGATAATAATGATAGAGCTTATTCATCGTCAAGTGTTAAATTAACTGTAAAACAAAAATCTCAACAGGGCATCGCCGCAGAGAGTGTAGAATCTATTAAGTATAATGCTCCAAGATATTATTCAGCACAATATAGAGCAGTAACTTCTCAAGATTATGCAATTATCACAAGAAAAATTTATCCTAATGCACAATCAGTAGTTGCGTATGGTGGAGATGCATTAAATCCACCTGTCTACGGAAAAGTTTTTATTGTTATCAAAACAAGGACTGGATCAAATCTAAATGATGCTACCAAAAAGCAAATTGCTGCTGATTTGAGACCCTATGCCATGGCATCAATTGATC